TGTAAATGTATTTTATAGAGTTCCACCTGATAAAAAGTTATTAGCTCAAATAAAAGATCAGGTTAATGTTCAAATGATGGAACTTCAACAGGAAATGCAAGTAAAGTTACTTGAGCAGAAAAGGCAAATGGACCAAGCTCTTGCTTCTGGAGAAATGATCCAGGAAAGATATAACTTGGAAATGAAAAAAGCTCAAGAAATGATGAAAGCTCAACTTGAAGGAGCTCAACAAGAAGCTATGAGTGCTTTAATGAATGAAGCATCTAAAATAGAAAACTCTATAGTTACTGAAAAAGAATTTAAAATCCTTGAAAAGGATGAAGTGTTTGCTGAAAATATTGTAGATACTATTCGATTTCATGGTACAAGAATAAAACAGACTTGCTGTGTAGGTGATCAAGTTCTATATGAACAAATCTTACCCGACAAAGTAGTTGATTATCCTATTGTGCCTTTCCATTTCAAGTGGACTGGAACACCATTTCCAGTTAGTGCAGTTGCACCACTTGTAGGAAAGCAGCAAGAAATAAATAAAGCACATCAAATAATGGTGCACAATGCTTCACTGGGATCAAGTTTAAGATGGATGTATGAAGAAGGATCCGTTGATGCAGAGTTATGGGAAAAATATTCAGCCGCTCCTGGAGCTCTTTTACCTGTGCGGCCAGGTGTAGAAAGACCTACCCCAGTGATGCCTGCTCCATTATCTAATGCATTCTTTAGTATAGTCCAGCAAGGAAAAAATGATATGGAATACCTAGCTGGTATATATTCTTCTATGCAAGGAGATACTACACAGCAACATGAAACCTTCAGAGGTATGTTGGCTATGGATGAATATGGAACTAGAAGAATTAAACAATGGATGAATACTTCTATAGAACCAGCATTAAGACAGCTCGGTAGACTTGTAATGCAATTCTCTCAATCTGTCTATACAGCACATAAAAGGTTTAGAATAGTTCAGCCTAATGCTATAAGAGAGCAGAAAGAAGCTGAAATTAATATACCTGTTTATAATGACATGGGAGAAGCTATTGGGAAGTCAATGGATTTCTCTGGAGCTAAGTTTGATATTAGAATAGTTGCAGGATCTACATTGCCAGTTAATAGGTGGGCTTATCTTGAAGAGCTAAAACAGTTAATGCAACTTGGTGTTGTAGATGATGTAGCTGTGTTGGCTGAAACAGATCTAAAGAATAAAGAAAACATAATCAAAAGGAAAAGCTTATATGCACAACTTCAAGGACAAGTACAACAATTATCCGAAGCTGTTAAGGATAAAGATGGCACTATTGAAACACTTACAAGGCAATTGGTCCAAGCGGGCATTAAAGGAAAAGTTCAATCAGCTGAAGTTGAAATTGAAAAACAAAAGAATCAAGTGAAAAGTAAGCAAGAAGGACAATACCTTGAAACAGAAGCTCAACAGAAGCTTTTACGAGGAATGCTATCAAATAATGCGGAGCAAACATCCCAAAGGATGGATGATGCTTTAGCTAATTATGAAAAAGACTTGCAAAGGAAAGAAGAAAAAGCTTAGATTACGAAAGAAGAAACACTTAAAATAGGAGAAGAATATGGCAAATGAGAAAAAAGGTAACTCAGAAATAGGGATGAAAGCTGATTCTATAGATCAACTAGCGAATCAACAAGCAACCCCAGGTTCTGACTCTAATTTTTTTAATGCATTAGAAGACCAAGTAAACGGAGCAATCCGAGACGATAACACTGAGGTAACCCAACAGCAACAACCAAGCGGCTCCGAACAGGTAACCCGCCCACAAGAACCAGCTGCTGGCTCCAAGAATGTGAAAACATGGGATACTGATAGCAATCCTTATAAGAAACGATATACTGATAGTAGTCGTGAAGCTATCACGCTAAAAGAACAATTGAATGAATTAAAACCATTTGTTCCTGTTCTTGAAGCAATGAAGCAAGACAGTGGTCTTGTTGAACATGTACGAGGTTATTTAGTGAATGGAGGTGCACCTGCTAAAACTGTTCAAGAACAGCTAGGCTTAGGTGAAGACTTTGAGTTTGATCAACAGGAAGCTATGTCAAATCCTGATTCAGATAGTGCTAAAGTTATGAATGCCCACGTTGATGGATTAGTTCAACAGAGAGTAGGACAGATGCTACAGCAAGAAAAGCAAAATGCTGCTCAAGTTCAACAAAACATCAAAAAGAAGCAAGAAGAACTAGCATTCAAAAAGAAGCACAGAATGTCTGATGAAGAATTTGCAAAGTTTGTTAATCAAGCAAAAAGCCATACACTAACTTTAGATGATGTTAATTATCTTTTAAATAGAGATCAAGCTGCAACTAATACAGCTAAGTCTACAAAGAAAGATATGTTA